ATTATATCTGGATTATTAATGCCCTGGGAAGCCGCAAGCATACCCGCAATCCCACCGGCTGGTTGTCCGCTTGTCACGCCAGTCTCAGGATCAACCCACGGCTTAGCTTGTCCCCCTGCCAACACCTTAGCCATATCCTCTGAGTACTTCGCCTCACGGCCTTGCATATCTTGGCGGGCTTTCCCACTAAAATAACCACCAAGCCCGCCTTGGAGCGCCCTCGTTATCCCTTCAAGTGGAGATTGGACGGGGGCCGTACTTGACCCTTGTGACATGAGCATTTCAGCAATACGCCGCCGTGGATCGTTGGCATAATCACGCTGGATTGTGTCGCCGCCAAGGGCCGCTTGCATGGGGCCATAAAACGATACTTTTTTTGACTTTGCCATTATAGGACGGCCTCCGAATAGTTGACCGCCTTAGTGCCGCCGATCTCTGTAACCGCCGCCGGATTAACCTTCTCAACATCCTGCGCCATAAGGCCAATTTGTTGCGGACCACCCCATTTATATTGGAAGTTGTAAACAGGAAGACCATTATCCAATGTCCCGACCTTGGAAATGTTCTGTTTCACACGCCTATCAGAAATAGCCGCGAGTCCAGAACCGGCCAAGCCAAACAAGCCGCCCATTGCGGCATTGCGAGAGCCAACTCGCTTATTATACGCGTTCATTTTGCCTTGGTATTGCAAAGCGATAGGCCCCGTCACGTCCGTCGCGCCAATGCCCGTCTGTGGGGTTGGGCTAAATTGCGGCATCGTGACGCCCGGAGCAGACCCCATCAATGCAGAAGCCTCGTTCAATGGGATGCCGCGCAAATACGCGGCTTCCTGAATTGCCCGCTCGCGCTCATTGCCCTGTAGCCCAAAAAGGCGTGATTGTTCGGACCCGCCGCCAACCGTCGCTTGATTAAGCGCCGTATTATAAGCGTCCGTCCGAGTGCGCCCGAAACTCTCCAAAGCAGAATTATAGGCGTCCGATCCTACACCAATTCCTTGATTGGCAAGCTTGGTTTCGAGGCCCGTTTGAAGTTGTGAATATTGCGGGTCAAGACGTGATTTTGCCTGCCCATACAAGGCATCAATAATCTGTTGACGAGCCCCCGTGTCAGCTTTGGGAGCGGACGGCATTCCGGAATACGAAAACGGGGTTGCAAGTGACGTCCCAACACGCCCCATCTGGTCAACAGCCAATGTATTCAATTTACCTGATATGGCCGTCTGTTGGTCAACAATGGCCTGTTGTGCCGGGTCTAACGTCGTATCGCGTCGGAATCGCTGGATTCCATCAATAGGGCTGCCCGTTGGTGTAAACACGCTTGCTCCGTATGGCGTATATTCATCAACTTGGTTCAACCGCGTCTGAGCAATAGCCGTTTCTTTGTTTATTGTGCCCTGCGCACGTGCCGTAGCGGCGGGATCAGGGGCTGGGGGGGGGCTACTTGGTCTCATTCTAATGACCACTTCTTGATCGCAACATCACGGTAAAGCCCATACGTGCATGATTTTCCAATACCGCCATCACCATACGGGTGAACGCCTTCAAGGACTGCGCCAAGTCCTTCAAGCATCTTTCTTGCGTGGCCGTTCTTTTTGGGGGTTCTCGCCGTCATTCGCTTCACGCCTCTTTGAATAAATGGGTAATGTAAAATTGCCCGTATATTTCCTGGCGTGGCCCAGCGAGGGGTCGCAGTGATAACTGATACTTCTACATCATGATATCGAAAATCATGATAAAAAACAACACCCAATAATTCACCGTCGTTTGATTGTATTCCTATAGATGTTAGCGGTCTGGCGAGAGGTGCGCAGTCTGGATATTCGGCCTCCGCCCATGCCGCGAGTTCGTCGTCACGATTGAAAATCAACGTCGTCATTAAGTAACTGTTTTATAAAAGATTTCAACATCAACCGCACCGGCTACGATATCAATGGAAATTCCAGAATCAACCGCAATGCCATCAGGCCCGAACCATACAGTTTCAGAACCATTTGCGGCCAATTCAACGACAACTGTTTTCACCCCGCCTGCAACCGTAGCTCCGTGGATTATATTGAAAGCAGCCGCAGCCGGCGTTCCTGCAACTTCACGGCATGAATAACCTAAAAGAACAAGACCAGTAGCCGCGGCGACCGCCGGCTCAACGTCAGCAATAACGCCGTTGTTTACGTCGATAGAAGCAGCCCCCCTTGTGTTGACGTGGAGGTTGCCAGACGACGACCGTAAGGCCTCAAGATTGCCAGATGAATTTTCGGTCTTTCCAGCTGAATGAATTGCATTTGATGTAGACTTTACAACCTCAAGATTGCCAGAAGTCCCTTTTGTCCATATATCACGCATAACTATTCCCTTTATATAAAGTTAAAGCACGTTCCCTTGTTGATACATCATATCATAAGCTTCAAACGTAATGTCTAATGCCTTATCAGCCCCTCGGATTGTCGGACTAGCCGCGTCACCAAAGCCATTTACCGTAGTCCATTGCGCAATGGTCGTTTCGTCGGCCCAATTGTCAACATCCCATAATGCAACGTCCCATAATGCAACGTTCAATATCGCCGCGGAGGGTATGCTTGTCGCGTTGGTATTAGAAAAATCAACGTTCAAATCAATGGCATAAGCAGGTGATCCGTTAGATATGAAATGAGGTCTACACATTGTAAATAGTTTGTTAACGCCTTTCGCCCCGTAGTAGCTAAACGCAGGCCGGATTTTCCACTCAATATTAGAGCCGTTGTCCGAAGTCCCAATGTCCGCCTTATAAACAACCCCGCCCTCCTGGCCGCCGAAATATAAATCCCCGTTGTAAAGTGACCAACAGGCGGCATTTTGGCCAGAGAACTTGCACCACGCCCCTGACTGCGTATTGACCACGTATTGATATGAAGCAATCGGGCGAATAGGAATGTTGAACAAGGCGTATGAACCTTGGGGATAATGGATGGATTGCCACCCGAATGTTGACCCATAACTCCGCGCATCTTTAATAAACTGATTCTGGATATTATCAGTCACCGCCGCTCCTTGTGCTCCCAACTGACCAATTGGGAGCGCGACAGATAACGGAATTGGGCCATTTTGGGTAATAACAATTAAGTCTTTACCTACGGATTCGACACACCTCCGCCCGATTGGTTTGCCGATATCGAATCGTCCCACCCGTGACCATGACGACGCTGACCCCGGATCGCTTCCAGAGAAAATAAGCACTTCCCCCTCGGACGATACAAAACATGCCACATCATCGAGGCCAGCGCCGCCATCGAGCGTCCAGCTTCCCATTGCTTGTAAATATCCGCCCCTATTAAATTGGCCTCCCAACTCTATTGTTGATACCGCTCCGGCGATTCCGTTCACAGCTAAATACCCAACTGTCATGCTATCCTTGAAAATAAACCACAGCCGATCTTGGTGCGCCATAATATGCACAATATCCGTCGCCGTGACGCCCGTCAGGCTTGGCGTTGTGAACGTCGATCCATCATAATAAATAGGTGCGTCCGCACCATTGACCATGTAAAGGAAATTGCCTCCCGCCGTTCCAAACATGGTTGTTTGCCAGCGAGCATTGGTTTTCCCAGTCGCCATAGATGTTGCAGTACCAGCCGACGAGGCGTCATAAATAACAGACCCCGCCGCGCTTATCAGTTTCCGAGTGACCGGGCCAGCATACTCGACAAGCGTCTCTACGGCCCCTGTGCCGTTGCCCGTCGAGTGAGAAGCATATCCACCACGCAATTCAACATTTGTCAGATTTGGGAAAAAGTTCTCCAACTCAATCGCCCAACCTTCCCCCATGTCTGCTAAGGAATCCTTTGAATTCCAGCCCTTAACAGGGGACATAGTAGATTTTGAAATAGCCGTTGCGGCCTTCTGTGAGTTATTTTTCAGGGGGGCGAGCATTATTTACTGCCTAACGCCTGGGACATATAAAGGTGTTTTATCTCGCTTATAATTTCTTGCGGGCGCTCCGCACCACTTAATACGATCTCATCATTCCAACGAGTCCCATATTGACTTTGTGAATAAGCCCGTTGTGGCGTGTCCGGCAAATAATGGTCAGAAAGACGAACCTCGAACTTACCGTCAGGAGATACAACATAACGGCTTGATTTTCTCCCGCCGCTTACTGACCCATGCCTGATTGTCCACCCTTCTTTCTTCAGCGCACGTGGCACGGCCTCCATATTGGCACGGTTCACAGCCCCTTCTACGTTATGCTCAATTCCCTTGCTTGTAATTACATCGTCCAAAAACTTTTTTCCCCACAATCCGCCTGACATATCGTTAGTATCTTTTTCAACGGCAATCTTTTTTGCACGATAAGGACGCGTTCTCTTCGCAACAATAAGAGGGTCAGCATTTCCCGGCAATACTCTTGATTCCGACCTTATTTTCTGCTTGCCGCGAATATCTTTTAACGTGTCCGTAATATCTGAGGACGACCCTTCAAAAACATCAGATTTCCGCATTCTCTCTGCCATTTTTTTCGGGACGCTTGTGCCGTTTTCTGCCATAAACCGCATCGCTTCCGGCGATATCGAAGCCCCTCCCAAGGCGTCATTCATAGACGTTTTGCCAATATTCTTAATGCTCCCTGCCCCCATCCCCAAAGACCCTTTAGGCACACCACTCAACACTCCGGCGGTTGCGCCAGTTCCCATCAAAGCAAGCCCCATATTTGTCACGTCGCCTTGATTATACTGTCCGCCTTGGGCGACATGCCCAGGAAGCACCGCCGCCTTAGCCGTGTCATACGCCCATTGTGGCGCCGTCCAGTTTGACCAATCAATCGGGCCTTGCTGCCCGGTTAATGCTCCTTGCGGATAAGGCAGGATTGACAGCCTCTTGGCATTTGGGTCCATGCCAAAGTCCTGCATACGCTGGTCTAATGTAAGGGCTTCCTGCATCGTCGGCATTTACCAACTTCCCTCAGGAATATAAACACCAGACATGCCACCACCAGAACCCATATCAAGCGTTTTCTTGCCGCCGGCCCTTGCCATTTCATTAGCAAGCTTTTGCTCGTAAATACGGTAATCCTCTGAATAATCTAAACCGTTCTTTTTCTTCCACCGCCACACAACCCCGAGTTCCATTAGGTTTTCGTCAAGAACACCAACATCATTGTCAGCCGCCCAAGCAGATTGGTTCGTTCCACCGCTCGATTGGCAGAAGTATGTGGATTGATATTCAAATGTCCACGTGTCTCCAGCGGAGGGCGCTGGATAGCCGTAAAGGTTCCCGCCCTTAATCCGGTACTGCGAATATGGCCCCGTGGCTGTACGGGCCTTGAGTGCTTGCCATTCAACAGGCGACAGTGGGCCCGGAACAGGTTGTGTTAATGTCCGATTCCAAAACGTCCCATTAATCATATACCCAAAGCCCGGCGCAATCGTCGACATAACGCCCTGCAACTCCGCCGCGAGCGTCGTATGGGTAACTTCCATTTGGGTTACGGGCCACGCAAATCTCTCAAGCAACTCCCGCCCCTCAATCTGTGCGAAGGAAAGCAACGCCTTAACGTTCTTATCCGTAGACGAAACGACAACCGTTGGGCTGGAAAGCCCAATCGTGTCAGTAGCGTTTTGCACAAGGGTCAGGAGAGACATGGCCTATTCAAGTTCTCCAGTCTCAGGGTTGCGCTTCCTGCGGGTTCGCTTTTTTTTCGGGGCCGTCAGTTGTTCAAGCAAGTCTTCAATCTGCTTGTCTTTCTTCTCAATCTCGGCCTGCATGGCTTCAAACTCGACCTTCAAAGCAGCCACTTCTTCGCTAGCCTTGTTCCCGTTAGCATCCCCGAGATAAGCAACGGCCTTGTCTTTCAAAGCAACCGAGCCCATACCCAATTTCCGCAACGTGTCGGCGTTGGCTTCTGCGAGGTGTTCAACAGTCCTGATTTCAGCGTTGTGGCACATCTTCAACTGCGCCGGGGTAACTCCGGGCCAGTTCTTCAGGTCAATGCCGTCAACAGGTGCCTCTAGGCCGTCTTTCCATGCCTCATAAGATGTCAAGGCGAATTGCGAAGGCGGTTTCCGCCCGTCGCCAAACTTCCATTCATTTAGCAATTTTTGAGTGATTTCCTTGTCCACGACAAGGCCGCCCCCCGGCATCGTGATGATGGCGAAATCAACGTCCTTGAAAATAGGCATCCCCTGTTCAATCGTCTGTTCCCGGTCCTCTTTCGGACGCTGTTCAAACGTCACATAAAATCCGTGGGCTTCGGTAGGTAGAATATCAACTGACATAATATCTCCTTGGGTTGTGGAAAATGGGGCCGGCCGTTAAGCCAGCCCCAATTCCTGTTAAGCCGCGAGTCCGTTGTCCATAAACGGACGATTGATTTCAACTTCCGCTAGCCCGGTGGACGGCGTTCCGACCGCAGAGGCACCCTTAGCCCCCTTGACTCGATCACCAGCGACGACGGCATCGTCTATGCTTCCCGCCGTAGCAGTGGCGTAAACATTGGCGTTATCGACAAAAGCCGCGAGCGCCTTGCCGACCGCCTTGCCGCGAATTTGATACCAGCCGTATTGACTGGCCACATTCGCGGACATGGCAGTGGCTACCGGCCCGATGCCGTTGGCCGCCAACAACGTCGTTGAGCCGTCATCGTCGTCGAAAATCACCCACGACCCGACAGCCGTGGAAGCAACGCCCTGCAGGTAAATAAATTCACCCGCGCCGTAAGCGGTAGTCGCTCGATCAACCGCATCGACAATAGTGCCGAGCGGATGATTTTGCGTAGTCGAGGTAACGCCGATGCCCTGAGGGCCAACGAGGTTATTCGTAACTTTAAAGTCAGACATTTTCTTTTCCTTTCATCTCGACTAAGCGAGCATAACGCCCTGGAGGGACCGGTTGCTGACAGTCATGTTGCCCTGCCAGATAATCGGCAAAACCTGCGCGTCCTGATTAACCGACGACTTCTCTGGAACTTCCGTCCAGTTCGCGTCCTTGTGGGTGGTAAGGCCGATGTAGTCGGTGTTCAGGAAGTATGCGTGAGCGTCAGGCATACCAGCCGCAGACGAATCATAAACAACATCAGCGCCCTTGTATTTCAGGGACGTAGCGCCGCCCGTAATGTCGGTGGTATTGGTATAACGCTTCAAGCTGGTTTGCGAATTGTCGTAGAACGTGAAATAAGTGTCGTCCATGACAATCAAGTCCGGATCGTCATTATTCCGGCGCAGGTTCAGCCACAACGGGAGCATGAGGCTCTCGATCGTGGTTGCACTCGGAGTAATGGCACCACCGCCCTGTAAAGGAGCCGCAGCCGACTGGACCGTGTTCTGCCAGAAGCTATACGTGGACGAATTGATGCCGCCAACCGTGCCAGTACTGGCGTCGGACACAAGGGCCTGCATACCGTTGATCTGATTGGGAGCAAGGCCGTCCGAGTACAAATCGCTTGAGAAGTTATTCCCGGCGGTTCGCATGGCGTTTTTCAGCTTGTTTTTGACCAGCTTGATAACGCCTTCTTTGCCCGAGTTCTGACGGATTTCAAGGCCGTTCGCCACAACATTAATGGCAATCTGCTTCCACGGGAAGTTGGCAGCCGTGAACACTTCGCTCTGCGAAACGTCCAAAGTGTCATTGCCAGAATACCGCTGATACGTTCCGTTTTCGGCGTAATCAAGCGAGCACTGGATTTCCCAGCCGCCGGAAATGAGGTCAATGCGACCCTTCTCCGTCAACCGCTGATGCAGGGCCGTGTGATTGCTGACGTTATCAGTAAGATATTTGTCTTTGAAATGGCGGTAAGTTAAAGCCGCAATCTCAGTAAATGAAGCATTCGCGCCCATTTTCTTAACCTTTCATGTTAGGCCGTCATGCGCTCATCAACCAAAGCCCCGATAAATTCATCCACACTCTTTGCCTTTGCCGCAGCCGCCGGGAGTGCCCCGCCGCCCTTGACATTGGTTCCAGCCGCCTTCTTAGCCCTTGCCGCGTCTTTCTTGGCCTTGGCGATACGAGCCGCCTCTGTCTTGGCTTTGTTGTCCGCTGCAACACGTGCCGAAATCTCCGCGTTACCCGCAAGGGCAGCCGCATAGGCTTTCGACAGGTATTCTTTATTGGAAAGGCCGGGTTGGCTTTGGCGGAAGCTCGCAACGAGCGGAACCATGTCGCCTTCCAGTTCGCTATAAAACGGAAACGCCTTATCTTTGGCAAATTCGTCAATAGTGGTGGAAATCGATTTAGCCGCAACGTCCTGGGCTTGCGCTTGCTGTTGTGTAATTGAATTTTTTAGGCCGTTGATTTCGCTCATAACGGCTTGTAATTGTGGATCAGGAGTGGCGTTAATGCCATCTCCGGGTTCAGTCAGGGCAGACACCGGAATGCCGCGCTGGTTCAAAAGGTAACGAGTAAACCCCAATGGGTCACGGTTGGCAAAATCAGAAAGAGCGAAAAGCTGACCGACCGCGGTGCCTGCGTCCATTCCATCTAATGCTAACTGTTCCCGGCGGGGCCCAATGACCTTTTCCAAAGCGTCGAACGATTTGCGTTGTTCTGCCAGTTCCATAGTTTTTTTCGTGAATGTCGATTCCTGCTCCTTCATTCGGTCCGATAACCATTTCTGGCTTTCGGGAGGAAGGGCATAGAACGCTTCACTGTCTTTAGCCGACATAGACTGTGGCGCGGTGACGGTCAGACTTTCGTCTGGTTCATCGCTTTCAGCCTCGTCGACTTCATCCGAAGCTTTCGCCTCGGTATCCTTTTCAGGTTCCTGCGCTTCTTGTTCTGTGATTTCTTCTTTGACATTTACGGGGGCATCAGCCACACCCGTTTCATCGGCAGCCGATTCCAAGGCGTCAAATTGCTCACCAATGAATGTATCCATATCGACAGGGGCTTCCTGTCCGGATTCAGTGGTGGACTGTTCTTGCAGTTCCTCTGGCATAATAATCTCCATCTTGCCTTGCGGCGTGGGCTTGGCGCGTCTCACGACGGGCGGTTTAAGTTAAATATCCAATGTATGCGCTATTTCATCGACAGACTTGTCTATGGCGGCATCCAGCTTCTCGTTACGGTACCTCTCGCCGTTTTTCTTCGCGTCCTCAAATTCTCCACGTTCAAGCAATCTGCACCCAGTTTGCTTAAGGTTTTCACGGTGGGCAACCCTGCCCTCGATCATCTTGCCCGTTACCGGACATTCGTAAGCCTCATAATCGCCCGAAATATAAGGTGTTGCAAAATTGGCACGCTTACTTTCATGCGGTTTAACAATCCGTTTCGGCCTCTTAGGCTTTATCTGCCAGTCAATAAGACTGTAATTATCCTTATAAGCCTTACTGCTCGGGCCTGTTTTTAATTTATCCTTGTGTTCGCTCATGTGGTAATTCTACCCTAA